TTCTTTTTTGTCTTGATGTGTGCAAAAATACTAAAAACGGTTGACATAAATCAAGTGTGGCACAAAAAAGATGTATCTTTGTACTTAAAATCAAGATGTAGGCGATGATGAATAAAATTATAGGAGCGGCTGTATTGCTGCTTTGTTTTTGCAGTTGTGTGAAGGATAATGATGCGATATATTATCCTGTGGGTAATGTGGATATTGAAAAAGGCGGTCCGGCTCTGGAAGTAGGATCTAATAGTATTTTGGTGGCTGAGAGCTATAATGAAGAGGATTATGTATTGGATACGCTTGCGCAGTATCCGGGTGATCCGACTCTTGGCAAGCTGACGTTTATGATTAATCTGAAAAATCAGTCGGGAACCCGGGAGGTTGCAGAGTTCAATGGTGTAGGTAAATCCGTATTGACTATGAGCCTCGGTTACAAAGACGGTAATTATCCGGTAGAAAGCCAGATTCCTGTTTATACTTCCGCAGATGCTACTGCTAGTTATGCCATTAAACTTCGTTTAAAGGGAGAGTTAACTTTAACCGACGATGAATGGATGATTGATTATGTTTATGCTCAACTGGCCGGTTTATTCCAGCCTTATCCGCCAGCGTCTTTCCCGGAAGTCTTTATGTGTAAAGGAGGGGAACAGTCTTTTGCTACTTTTGATTCATTTCGCAGGACCTGGACATTTGATATAACTTATGATCATTCCGAGCTTTCTTTTAGTCAATTATACTTTAACTTATTTGTTAATCTGGCTGGGCAAAAGCGGGAAGACAGAATCCGGCTGAGGATAGATAAAGATTCCTACTTTAAGATATATAAAATAAAAGAGGAAATGTAGTTAAACTACATTCCCTCTTTTATTTAGTAGTGGGTACGAGAATCGAACTCGTATTACATGCGTGAGAGGCGTTTTTCTACACCACCTAAAACGCTTATAACTAATATCTTATAATATTATAAAATCTATTTGCACCGAATTTGCATTAAAAAACGGTACTCATGCCCTTTCTTATAAATATCACCTCTTATATTTCATCTTTATCAAAGAACGTTTTCAATACAAAGTTAATCAATCAATCAGAAATAGCAAATATTATTTGTTTGAATTTAAGCTATCTGTTTCTAGTTTATCCGGCTAATAGTAAACATACTATTATGGTAGATGAAGAACTAAGAAAATTTTGCGTTGAGCAAGCTGTATTAATCTCAATCAACAAACAACCGCCGAAAGGCATTGGCTTCAATATGCCCGAATCAGTTTCATTATTTGATTTGTCGAATATGATTTTCGAGTACGTTAAATCGGGCGCAAAACCACCGATTAAGATAAATTTTCCTATCGGAGATACTGACTAGATTCCTATTTCGGTTCAGTCGAATAAACAACGGGAATAGAAAACTTAACTGTATTTTGGCTTTCCGTTCCTGTTTTGTTTGATATTCCTGCGTCGATAACTTTTATTGCTACGCCCGCTTTTCCATCTGTTCTATTCATTTCTGAAACAGTTAGATTAAATTCTATTTCATGAATAAGGCTTTCTTGTTTTGATTTATTCGGATTAGAATAAACCATTTTACTTATTCCATTTCCTGTAAATCTACCGTAATGCGGATCTACTACCGCCCCAGTTTCTTTTAGCTCTTCGTTTAGTTCGTTAACGGCTGAAACAATTCCGGTTATTGTTGCTTTTATAAAATCTTTTAGCTCCATATTTCAATTTTATTCACTATACTATTATGTTATAATCCACGAAGAAATATTATTATATCTATTGCTTTATGACCTTCTATTTTTAGTAATGCTTTCAAATAAGAGTCCCTTTTTTCTACCTTTAATATTCTTTTTAACTCATTATGATTGACCAACTTCTTGGCTTCTCTAGCTTTTGATATACATGCATCTATTGCATCTGAATAATTTTCAATATAAGGTTTTTCTATTATGTCGGATATTATATCTAAATAGCGAAGTAAAGCGCTTTCATATTGACTCTTTAAAAGAAGAGTATCTCCCTGTAAAAATAATAATGATGCCATTATTTCCGCTTGACTCTTTTCATTCGCTTTTTGAATGTAGTCTATCATTTCTTTTTTGGTAGCATCAATACTTTTTGTTAAAGAATCACTAGTTTGCTCCACTTTACCATCTATCTTCTTATCTATTGCAATCACATTCCAAATCTGCCATCCGATTAACATAGTCACCAAAAGCGATAAAATCCCTACTATCACCCCGATATAGTCTATACCTAATTCCGGCGCGGATGGTAACGAAACGCAAATAGCAACAACGCTACATATAATCGCAGCGATTGACAAACAGTTGCTCCAATATGATTTGATTCGGTTTTTCATGTTTAGTTCGATTTAGTGGTCGATAATGTTTGTTTATTGGGCGGGAATTATTAGCTATTTTTTATATAAACCGTTCCGTAGCACTTCTTTTCGCTTCCGCTTATTTTAAATACCACTTCCCGACTACCGCCGCTTTCTGTAATTTCCTTATGAATCTTTTCGTTACTGACTCCTCTAAAATCTTTGGGGATATACCCAACTAACTTATTATCGTCGTTTCTGTATATACCGACTGCAAATTTATCTTTAGGGTTGTTTGTTTCGGCTATCGCTTTACCTTTGAATATACCGAAATCTTTAGGTGTAACTCCATGATAGTACATTCCTACCATTTCATGGTAAAAGTATCCGGATGGCGGAAATTCTATTTCTTCCGACGGTCTCGGAGTATTGGGTTTATCCGGTTGATTCTGGATATTAGATGATTCTTTGGGACTTGTCATTGCAATTTTTATAGCTAAAATCACAACGGCGGTTACTACCAAGATTAATACTACTTCCATGATGTTTTGTTTTTAAGTGGTTATTTCATTTTTATAACACCATCTAATTTACTTTTTACAGCTTTTCCATTACTTGTATACTCATTTAAAAGAGCTTCAATAATAATATTATCGGCTTCTGTACAAGAAGGACCTAGCCTTACCATAATATTATCGAGAACTTCTGGTTTCAGTTTCAAATAGTATTCTTTGAATGGTAGCTCAATATTATTTTTTATATTATAAAACATTTGAGGAGAGCCATTTATACTTGTATTTTTATCACATGGAATAGCAACAAGGGAAAATCTAGTTTCTTCTTGAAATTTCCAATATGTTCGTTTGTATTTTCCTATAAGAGAAAAGTTTATATTGTAACCGTCATTATTCCGAGTAAATGCATCCTTAACTTTTTCATTGGGATGATCAACGTAAATAATATCCCTTTGAAAAAGATATTTATTATTTTTTGTGGGAATGAAAAACATACAATCATCACGAATAATTTCACTTAATGGTATCAATATGTTTTCCTCTTGTTTCGCAACTTTGATGTATTGGGTATCTTGAGCTTTGTACTCACGAAACATATCTTCGTCAAGTTCTATTCGTATTCCTTTACCTTTATCGGCGTACATACTCCACAACGCTATATTTTCTTCACTCGACTTTGTCCAGCAAGAAACAAACATATATTTTCCAAGTTGCATGCCATCCGATGTATATCCGGCTTCTTCTAAGTCATCAACAGTATCTAATCTATTAAACTTGATTGTTCCATTTTTTAAAATTAGAGCCAATGTTTCTATTGAAGTATAATGGTATAGTTTCATCAGTATTTATAAGTAAAATGATTTTAAGAAATTTACTCGTTGAGTTTATTTTAGTGGCTAATTTTCTTTGGATATAATGAATATATCAGCGTAGTTTTCAGATCGGTTTATAATAAGTAATCCCCCATCTAGTTGCGGGTATTCGTCTACCCGACGGAATAACAGATTTGCATCCGAATTTGATTGAATCTCTTTTGCTTTATATAAATAATTCCCTTCTAATAGTTGCGGCTTTTCGATTGCGTATGTATTTGCAGAATATCCAGAGATTACTATGTTAACTAATTGGGGAGTAACTCTTACAATTGCCGTACTGTCCGCAAAGGTGTTTTCATAAACGTTTTTTTCGTTCATAAAACCCTTTACAGAGAGAATTTTATACTTTCCCTCTGTTAATTGAGCAAAGGAATACATAGAACACATCGCTAGAAATGCGATAAGTAGTAGTTTCTTCATGTTGTTTTGTTTTAGTGATTTACAATATGTTTTTGATTGATAAAATGTTCTCCACAATGAATAGATGAATAATTTCCCGTTTCGGCAAGTCTATATCGTCATAATCTGGATTCTCGCTACGAAGCAGAATTAAATTATCCGCATCTTTAGGATGCCTACGAACTCTCTTTATAAGCCTGTATTCGTTCGTTATGATTAAATACACCTGTCCGTAGTTGAAATAATCCCAACTCTCAATCTTTCTAATTACTACCCTGTCGCCCGAAGCGATTAGTGGTAACATACTATCACCCGTGGCGAATATTATCTTTGAATCCGGGTTGATTTCCGGTGCGTCTATACTTCCTATCACTTTTTCGTCTGTAAATTCTATGTCTCTACCACTTAGTCCGCATGTTGCGTCTATATCGTATATTAATGTTCCTTTTCGTTTTGTTTCGCTTATTGCAGATTCGGAAATCTCGATTGTTTTTTGTTCTCGCTCTGCATTTTTAATCATTTCTCCTTTATCTCGCAGAAGCCATTCGGTTGACATATCACCGTATACTCTACTAATTTTCATTGCAATATCGGCGGATATACTTTTGGTCTTCCCCCAATATCCCTTAGATAATCCAGCTTCTGCTTCTAATCTATATACACTAATTCCTTTATAATCAATGTATTCCTGAATTTTTTCTTTTATAGTCATACTGTCGTCTACTAATAAAGGTTAATTAATAGAATATAATCTACTAAATATTTGTATAGTAGAGTATAGTCGTCTATCTTTGTCGCATCAAAGTTAATCAATCAATCAAGAACTAACAAATAAAAGTATAGAATTATGAAAGCAGGAATGATCGGAGACGTAGAATTTAAAAAAGCAGGAAGCGAAACGGTATGTTGTGTTAGCTTGATTAATACAACAGCCGGACAAAGATTCTTAGCGTGTACACTTTCTAGTAGCAAGACTTTCAAAACGTTCAAAGGCGCGGAGAAGTTTATGAACTCATTCGGTTATCAAAAGATTTAATATTAATCCGTAGCCCTTCGGGGCTATTAAAACCACTCTGGGAGATTTTTCGCTATAACATATACTATTAAAGAAATGAATGATAATGAGAAGAATACATATGTCAATATGTCAAAAAATAAAAAGGTTTTTGACTTGCCTTTTAAAGAAGTGGGATCGGTATTGGCACCGGAGACTATATTTTGTAACCGTTTATAATCTTCCAGTTGGCAGCGTTTTGACTGGAAAATATCATAGTATAGCGCGATTGCTACGCTTAGAATGCCCAGTGTTAGCGATATTACGGTCAAAACAAAAAGGACGCGTACCGGGTAAAATTCGCGGCTATTATTGGATAATGCTACTAAAGCCCCCAGAAGACCAGCCCCCGCAATTAATATATTATAAAACCACGTTGAGCAAGTTTTTAAATATTGCTCCTTGGACTGAATGTACTTTTTAGCGGCGTTAATCGCTTTTGGATTCTTTGTATTATTCATCTCTTTTTTTATGCAAAGCTAATAAAATAAATATTACGACAATGAACACAACACCAATTAAACCGACACTGCAAGCGATGGAAGTAGGGCGACAAACCTACTTCCCCCGCAACCGCAGAAAATCAGTGAGAACGACTGCATCCGATTTAAAAACCGATGAAGGAAAGGTTTTTAAAACTTGGATCGACGGAGATAACATTTATGTTGAACGCAAAGAATAGTACGACAATGGGACGAACTAGAGTAACCGGAAAAGTTGAGCCAATAGTAAAGAAGTGGCTTAGTAAAGATGAAGCAAAATCCTATATAGGATGCTCGGATGATTTTTTGAGAACGTTACGGGAAAAAGCTCTCATTTCTTTTTCTCAATTTGGAAAAATGATCTGGTACGATTTATCGAGTATAGATAGATTCATACAAAGTAATAAGGTAGTATAAAACAAACATCATGCTAACACTAAAACAAAGTCCCGCCGCTATTATCTTAATGCTTTCAGCGTGCAGCCTCGCAGAAGGCGAGCCGAAGCCGGGCAAATTAATTATCGCACTACTGATCGTATTTATCACGGTTATCTATGTGCTAGTCTGTAACTATCTAAACACGAAACGACATGGCGGCGAATCCTCAATGTATCGGTAATTGCCGAATTTGTACGGTTCTTGGCGCGTGTCCTACTGATACTCTAGTTTGCGAAGATTGCGGCGAAGAGATCGACCCGGGCGAAGAGATAGAATTAGAGGTCGAAACGTACGAACGTGGCAGACATGGCACAAAGATAATAACGGTTTGCGCTCACTGTTATGAGTCGCTTTATCAGGGTGGAAACGATAACTTTTAAACGACACGATAATGACACATTGGAAAACTCAATTCAATTATGACTATCTAGGCGCTTACAGCCTACCGGATGGGAAAGATATAATCCTCACTATCCGCGAAACGAAAAAAGAGCAGGTAGTCGGCGCGTCTGGAAAGAAAGAAGAATGTTTCGTCGCTTATTTCCTCGAAAATGTGAAACCGATGATCCTCAACCGGACGAACTGCAAAACATTGACGAAAATTTTCAAGAATCCGAATTTTGAGTCATGGATAAACAAGCAAATCCAAATCGGAGCGGTATTAGTTGACGCTTTCGGCGAAAAGGTTGATTCGCTTCGTATTCGTCCTTTTCTTCCGAAAGTAGAAAACTCATTGCCTACTGTTGAGACAGGATCGGCAATCTGGAAAAATATCCTCGATGGTCTGGCAGGTGGTTTTACGGTCGCACAGGTACAGACGAAATATAAACTAACTAAAGAACAAATCAAAGAATTAGTAGCACATGAAATCAAGTGAACAAAAAGAAATCGAATGGAAGGAAAAGAGACGGGGCAAAATAACCGCCTCTACGCTTCCCGATCTGATGAAAGCGGGTAAAAGTTGTCCCTTTGGTAAAGGTGCGTTAGACGCGATGTATTTAGTACGATACGAGCGGAGAACCGGGACGATGCGAGAAAACGGAAGTAACAAGGCGTTTGATTGGGGACATGAAAACGAACCACTAGCGGTCGAATGGGTACGGAGCCAGTTAATGAACGAGATCAAGTCGTGTACAACCGATTTTAAAGACATTGTTTTCAATGAACCGTTTGAAGGATTCGGAGATTCACCGGATTTCTATGTGTACGGATTTGACGGGAAAGTTATCGCTCTGGGTGAGATCAAGTGCCCGATGTCGCAAGGAAAGATCGAATCGTTGCAGTTCGGAAATACCATCGACGAAAAGGACGAATATTATTGGCAGTTCCTCGGACATTTTCTAGGGCGTCCGGACGTAGACAAGTTGTATTATGTCATTTATGACGGCTATGTAAACGACGGTCGAATACTCGCAATGAATCGAGCCGATCACGTGGAGAATATAAAGAAACTCTATGATCGAATCCGGTTGGCTAGCGAGATGATAGACGAATCTATCCGTTCCGGTCTGGACTTGCTTGATTGTGTCGATAAGGCAAAAGCGGTATTAGAATTAAAGATGCAGATCGAGGCGTTAAAGCCGGAAGCGAAAAACAGTGTTCCGGTTAAAAATCAGATTTATAAGATACGGAAGGAATTAAAGAAACTGATGAAGAAAGTACCGTCACAACACTAACACAACACGATTAATCACATTTTTTATAAACACTTTAATAAACACAAAATTATGCACACTTGGTTTTTATGTAAAATCCGTTACGAGAAAGTAATGGAAAACGGGATACAAAAGAAGGTAACCGAACCGTATTTGGTCGATGCGCTAAGTTTTACCGAAGCAGAAGCACGAATAATCGAAGAAGTAACGCCGTTTATCTCCGGTGAGTTCACAGTGTCCGACATTTCCCGCGCACATTATAGCGAGATATTTACGAGCGAAGAGGATTCCGCCGATAAATGGTTTGCTGGGCGACTCGCTTTCATTACGCTTGATGAGAAAAGCAGCAAGGAGAAACGGACTTATACAAACGTACTCATACAGGCGGCGGACATTCACGACGCAATGAAGAAACTCGACGAAGGTATGAAAGGAACGATGGCGGATTATTCTTCGATTCTTCTCAAAGAAACGGCGATTGTAGACGTTTATCCGTATGAAGCTAAAAAATAAATACTTTACCAAATAATATTACTAACCAATAATGCCGCCGAAAAGGACGGTGTGAGGTGAAAGCCCTCGTATTTAAGTTTAATGTTCTACGTCTAATCAGCGTAGTGAATATCTGGTTAGACGACAAATAATTTTAAATATATGGCAAAGTATAACAATGTAAAAATAGACGGATACGACTCTAAAAAGGAATATCGACGCGCTAAGGAGTTGAAACTACTCGAAAAGAAGGGGATTATAACCGGATTACAAGAGCAAGTAAAATACGAGCTTATTTCGCCTCAATATCGTTTCTATGAAGTACAGGGAGTGCGGAAGATGCTACGTAAAAAGAAGCTGATCGAACGAGGAGTTTACTACATCGCGGATTTCGTTTATTATCGGGATGGTGAGTATATCGTCGAAGATACTAAAGGTGTTCGGACAAAGGAGTATATAATCAAACGTAAGCTCATGCTTTACGTTCATGGAATTAAAATAAAGGAGGTATAAGAATGGTGAAGAAAACAGTACAGAAACCAGTAAAACACGATTGCCGAACGTGTCGCAACGGAGGAAGAGAGACTAATTTTATTTGCTATTGTTCCGTCCTGAAAGTAGGGCGGGCGATCGGGATAAGGATTTGTAGTTATTATGTCGCTCGATAGACTTTATAAGTGTGATGAATATAGACGGATATACGCTAACCGAAAAGATGCGAAAAGCGCGACGACGTTTCAGATTTACCGCCACCGAACAAGCTCTTTTTTACGAATTAGTGGCTATTTGCAACGGCGAAGATTGGAGGGACGTTTTCAATTGCTCGAACATTGAACTTTGTTTTGCGCTTAACGTGAATGAGAAAACACTAATAAAAGCCCGTGAGTCTTTAATAAATGCAGGATTGATTTATTATAAATCTGGTAAGAACAAACGTATTATAAGCTCTTATTCTTTCGTGAAGGAATTTAAAACCACTGTAACTACTACTGTAAATTTTACAGCCAATCAAACAGCCAATAAGGGAGCCAATCAGACAGCCAATGATACAGTAGATAAGGGAGTCAATGATACAGGGGATAGTACAGACTATAATAAACTAAAACAGAAACCAAACAGAAATATACTCTCTAAAGTCTCTCATGGAGATTTTGATTTTATATCTGACGAGTTTTTAGAAGCGTTTTCGCTCTGGCTTGAATACAAGAAAGACAGGCGGGAAAATTACAAATCGGAAAAGTCACTCAAAGCGTGTTACAACAAATTAGTGAAATTGAGCAAAGGTAATCCGGCGGTCGCATCTCAAATCGTAGATGAATCGATTGCGAATAATTGGGCGGGATTTTTTGAACTAAAGAACAATAAAAACGAATATGGAAACAAGAAGCAAACAGACTCTACCGATAGCGGCGATTCTATCATACGGACTACCGTACTATGACGAGCCGATAGAAGTAGAAAAGCGCCCAGAATGGTTTAAGGCGTGTTGCAAATACGTTTGCCCTGGCTTTAAGATTGACGATTCGAATAAAAACTTAATGAATCAATTGTTTTTATACACAGAGGGGCGATCCGGGAAGCTAGACGCGAATAAAGGGCTATTGTTACGAGGCGACATCGGTACAGGAAAAAGCACTATTATGCAGATTCTAAACCGATATAGCTATTTCACACGCGGCAAAGCAAAGGGCGGCTATCCGATCGGTGGTTTTAGGATTGATTCGGCTTCCTGTATTGCAAACGGCTTTTCGATGCGCGGAAAGGATGCACTAGAATTGTATACTTACAACAACGGTACGCCGCGAATGATCTGTTTTGATGAACTAGGACGCGAGCCAATCCCGGCAAAGTATTTCGGTACTGAACTAAACGTGATGCAGTATATTTTCCAATGTCGGTACGAGTTGAGACATGAGGCAATAACTCATGTTACAACGAACTTAACGATTAAGGAAATACAGCGTATTTACGGCGCGTATATCGCGGATCGAATAAATGAAATGTTTAACGTCTTGGACTTGAACGGAGCTAGTAGAAGATAATTAATACAACGAAACCATGCGAAGCAGAAAAAAGAAACTTGTGTATTTTAAAAAGATTCCGGTTCGCGTCGATCTGGAACAATGGCAAAGGCTCGATAAGATTCGCGCTGACTATCATTTCAAAAGCACATACGAGATTATGCAGTACATTTTAGGCTGCTTTCTCCGGGTTGCCGATCCGATGCCCGACGATGATGATGAAGAAGTATTACCGGACGAAATCAAAGAAATGTTCTACGATCTATCACAAGCGGAACGACATTTCGAGTATGTAAAACCAAAACGAAAACTACCACAACACAAGGTAGACGAAATGAACGGACAAAAACGATTAGAAGGATTTTAATATGGTTAAAAAACTATCAAACACAAATTATTTGCACGACATATCAGCAGATCCCGTCGCGACAAATGAACGGAATCGGAAGTATATCGACCGATTTGTTTCAGAGAATTATAACGGCTTAGTTGCCAAGTTTTCACCCTTAGACGGTACGATAAATTCAAGCGCTTTCGGAGCACTCGACAAATTAAACTCTACGATTATCTCGCTCTATACTGATCCGAATTTGCACTTTACGGATTGGGAGCAGGCGAAACAATATCTATCGAACAAGTTTACAGAAAAGGCGATTCGCGTTCCGGTGAAAAAGCCTGTAAAGAGTGAAGTAGTAGAGAACGAGGACGAATTTATTAATGATTAATATTATCACTCCAATGAAAGACGTAGAACTATTTAACGACCATTTCCAGAACTATAAAACCTACGGTATTCCGAAAGCACAACTAATCATTGCGGATATTCCCTACAACATCGGGAAGAACGCATACGGCTCTAATCCATCTTGGTATATCGACGGAGACAATTCTAACGGAGAAAGCGAACTGGCAGGAAAAGAGTTTTTCGATACCGATAAGGATTTTCGCATTACTGAATTTCTTCACTTTTGTAGTAAGATGCTCGTTAAGGAGCCGAAAGAAAAAGGAAAATCGCCCTGTATGATTGTTTTTTGTGAGTTTCAGCAACAATTCGAACTTATCCAGAAAGCGAAGGAATACGGACTGAACAATTATATCAATCTGGTATTTAGAAAGAATTTTTCGGCACAAGTTTTAAAGGCTAACATGAAGGTCGTTGGTAATTGTGAATATGGTGTACTCTTATATCGGGACAAACTGCCAAAGTTCAATAATGGCGGTCGGATGGTATTTAATTGTTTCGATTATCCTAGAGACACAGATACACCGCGGATTCATCCGACACAGAAATCAGTTCCGTTGCTTGAGCGGTTGATCGAACTTTTCACCGATGCGGGTGATGTTGTAATAGACCCATGCGCCGGAAGTGGGACAACATTACTTGCAGCCGCTCAATGCGGGCGAAAGGCATACGGATTTGAGATAAAGAAGAATTTCTATGCAGATGCGAATAAAATCATTTTGTCGCGGATGCAGCCTAGAATGTTTGTGTAGAATTAATAAATAACAAAGTTATGCGAATACTAGATTTACCATTAATGGCGGTTTGGTTTCTAATGATCGAATCCGGCGAGAAGAAAGAGGAATACCGGGAAATAAAACCGTATTGGATTAAACGCCTAAAGTGTTGCGGACTTCATCCAAGCGCAAAAGGTTGTGACGGTTGTCCGGTTGGTAGTTGCGATCATTATACACACGTTCGTTTCCGGTATGGGTACACCGCGCGAACTATGTTGTTTAAGTTGGATCATATTTCGGTTGGAGTTGGTCGGAAGAAATGGGGTGCACCTGATAAGAAAGAGGTGTATGTTTTAAAGTTGGGTGAACGGATTGAATAACTAATAACAATTAAGTAATGAATATCGGACTATTAACAGTTGATAGCAATTATCCAAATCTTGCACTCATGAAAATAAGTGCATGGCATAAGGCAAGAGGTGATAATGTAGAGTGGTACAACCCTTTGTGCTTTTATGATAAAGTTTATTCGGCAAAAGTATTTTCTTTCACTCCGGATTATGGTTATTATATTAATGCTGATCAGATCGAGAAAGGCGGCACAGGGTATGACATGAAGAAGATTCTTCCAATTGAAATTGATAGAACTATTCCTGATTATGAACTATACAACATTGATAAAAATTTAGCTTATGGTTTCCTTACTCGTGGATGTCCTAATCGTTGCAAGTGGTGCATAGTTCCCCAGAAAGAAGGAAATATAACTCCATACATGGATATTGAAGAAGTATCTGCCGGACGAAAGAAGGTAATTCTCATGGATAACAACGTACTTGCATCCGACTATGGATTATGTCAGATTGAAAAAATTGTTTCCATGAAAGTACATGTAGACTTCAATCAAGGCTTAGACGCTCGTTTAGTTACGGATGAAATAGCCCAACTGCTTGCAAAGGTAAAATGGATTAAACGCATAAGATTCGGTTGTGATACACCAGGACAGATTGCAGAGTGTGAACGCGCTACAGCTCTGATTGATAAATATGGTTATAAAGGTGAATATTTCTTCTACTGTATTCTACTTCATGATTTTAAAGAAGCATTTGAACGGGTTAATTATTGGAAGAACAAAGGCGGTCGATTCTTGCCACATTGTCAGCCTTATAGAGATTTGAATAATCCACGCCAAATTATTCCTCAATGGCAAAAGGATTTAGCCGGATGGGCTGATAAGAAGTGGATTTTTAGAAGTTGTGAATTTAAAGACTTTACCCCTCGAAAGGGTTTTGTTTGTAGTGTATATTTTAACTAATAACAAATAAGAAATGAGCCAAACTCAAAATCAATCAAAGTATTATTATTCCCCTCGTTTTCGTCACTTCAATATCTATCGTCGCGATCCAGACGGAGACACAAAGGTAGATGATGCGGCAACGCAAGAAGAGGCGAAACGGAAAGTCTACGAGTTAAACGGATGGAATTACAAACCTAAAAATAACACGGTAAAATGAGTAAAGTAAAACAGTACATCGAACAAGCCACAAACGAGCGCATCCGCTCGCGTGGCTTAATCCGAAAAGTCGCTATCGAAGCATCTCGGATACAGAGAGACGAAACGAGGCGGCAAGCTATCGAAATGTGTCCGTCTAAGAACTGCAAAGGCTGTGCAAGCCTGATACATAAACAGGAAACACAATCGACCCGATGCGACGGGAATTGTGCACGGATTAGATTACTTATTAACGGATTAGACCGGATCGAAACGTTATGTATATAATCAGGCGTATTCAATGCAAATCGGGCGATGTGTCCGAGACGCATTTAGTTGAGATAGAAACGGACGACATCGAGGCGACACGAAAGGAGTTGCACGATTGTTATCAATGTGATAAGATTCTTTTTAATTATGACGAACAATGAGTAGAAACCCGCATTACATTAAGATGATTAACTCCAACAAATGGAAGTTACTTCGAGCTAAGAAGCTACAAAGCAATCCGGTTTGTGAAGTGTGCGAAGCGAACAATCGCAGTACACTTGCAACGGAAGTACATCACACTGTCCCGGTTGAGTCCGTGCCGCATGAACTCGGAATGAGACAACTAATGTTTGATTATAACAATCTGCAAAGCCTCTGCCATTCGTGCCACTCTGATGCACATCGACGCGCTTTCAGTCATTCAAAAGAGGCGATACAGGCGAATAATCGAAGGGCGACGGAACGGTTTGTTGATCGCTTCTTGGATAAATAAATTCTGATTGTTGTGAATGTGGCTGTTTTTTCTATGAAGAATAAAGCAGCCTTTTTTTATATTTCAAAAGTGCCTTAATTCTTCTTTTTAGGTTCTTTCCGTAGATATTTATTTACTTTAGTTGTCTTAGTCTTTTTAAAAAGAGTATAAAAAGGTACTCCTTTAGAATTATAATATTTTATCAATAGATAAAATCCATCTAAACGCTTAGGACGAAAGTATTGTTCGGGATTAGGGATCTTTATTCCCGGTAGATAAATCTTTATTCCATTTTCAATTGTGTATTTCATTAACTCATCTGGCTTCGTGAGATATGAGGTTGATATTTCAAATGCTATTTCTTCGTTTTTATCCAGATGACTTTGCTCGTTAAATAGTTTATTACCGTTTACTATTCCGTCAAATAAGGGTGATGTCCCATCGTATGTAATTTCGCCTATTGATATATTTCTAGCCGTATATTCGGATACATTTTTTAAGGTACATTCATATCTCCATGTCAGTATATGACTTTTATTTGGTAAAATTTTCCTAGAAGTTAACTCTATGCTAGTTTGTAGATTTAATTTAGGACGTTCTTCGTAATATTTTTGATATATAAATTTACTTCCCCACGCAATCAATATTACTACAATTGGGCATATAATAGAAAGAATTAAAGAGTTCATAGCATTCAGATTATATTTACTGCAAATATAAAGAATGTTTCTTTCTTGTATAAAGACGGGGGCGTTTTTTTTATTTTTTAACGCGATAGGCTAAACCCACCTCACCTCATATTTACACGCGCGAGTAATTTTTGAAACGAGGGGGTGCGCGTTGGGGGTAAACTTTTTGCGCGCATCTTCCGAGCTACCAAATACTTGCGATCTTTTCCTATATGCAAAAAGCCTATAAAAATGTGTGATTTGGACGATATAAAAGAAAAGATTCGCGCCGCGATGGAGTCGCAGGGAACATATACGGAAGATTTAGACCTCTGTATAACTCTTTGCGCAGGTTCATATATGGCGTTTCAAATTGCACTAAACGATATTTCAAAGAAGCGTATGAAGTCATACGTGAAAGAAGTGTCCCGCGAAAATAATGATAAACTTACGGCACATCCTGCTTTCAAAGTTTTATTCGATGCGCTCGAAGCAACACGCAAACAATTACGCGAACTTGGCTTGACCTTTCAAACGCTTTCTGCATCTGACGACGACGAAGTAAACGACTTAATTAACGAAGTAAACAAAATAGACCGCGATGGAGAAGGAGACTAGAGATAAACTGATAGCATTAAAGCAGTCGGTTATCTCCGACTTGCATAACATCGACGTTGATTCGTATAAGCTAGATAGGGCAGACGAAAGACTAAATGTGTATATCAAAGGTTGTATTAACAATCCGGACGCACACAACCTTTACGAGTTGCTAGCCGTTCGCCGCTTCTTTGTTTTCCTCGATAAATACGAATTTCGGATCAAGGAAGTAAAGAAGTTCGTCACGTTCTACGAGCGTTTGAAATTTTCCGGCACAAAGGGAAAGACTAGATATAAGCTGACTCCGATACAGGTGTTTCAGTTCTCTAACATTCTCGCGTTTTACAAGCCTGGAACAAACAAACGTTTGATTCGTGAAGCTCTTCTATTCGTTCCACGTAAATTCAGTAAGACAACAAGTGTAGCGAGTCTTTCGATTAACGATTTGTTGTTCGGTGATGCGAACGCACAAACATACGTTGCTGCAAACTCATATAATCAGGCGAAAGTTTGTTTTGATGAAATACGTAATATTTTAAAGTCTCTCGATCCGAAGTTTAGACACTTCAAAATTAATCGAGAAATCATATATAACCGCATAAAGGGAAAAACCTCTTTTGCCCGTTGCCTTGCCTCTAATCCGGATAAATTAGACGGACTTAACGCAAGCATGGTAATAGTAGACGAGTATTCACAAGCCGATAGCGCTGCATTGAAGAACGTTTTAACGTCCTCAATGGGCGCACGGCTCAACCCTTTAACCGTAGTAATTACGACCGCATCCGATAAAGAGACGGCTCCATTCGTCGAAATGCTCAAAATGTATAAATCGATCCTACGAGGTGAGATTGAAAATGATTCCATATTTGCGCACATCTTTGAGCCGGACGTAGACGATGAGGAAGGCGATCCGGCAACGTGGCGTAAAGTGCAACCACATATGGGTATAACTGTTTATGAAGATTTCTATATCGATGCATACCAGAAGGCTTTATATAGCGCACCGGACGCGCTAGAGTTTCGGACAAAGTTACTTAATGTGTTTGCGGTTGATTCGACAACAAAATGGATTGAAGCAAAGCAGATCGAGGAACGGTTTAAGGATATTAAAATAGAGAATATAGGTACTTATCCGTTAACAATGGCGGCGGTCGATTTATCCGTTCGCGACGACTTTTCTACGGTTACTTATAATATCTATTCGAAAGAAAGCGGTTCTTTTCATTTACATACGGATTACTATTTTCCGGAAGGAGCTTTGAAAGATCATCCGAATCGGGAACTTTACGAAGGTTGGGCGAAAGCGGGCTATTTAATTCTGTGTGACGGTGATATTATCGACTATCAGCAAATAGTAAACGATATACTTGCACGTGCAAAGTATCTACAAATTATGGGAGTTGGCTATGATCCTTATAAATCGGCTGAATTTGTAAATCTTCTTACTTATTCCGTAGGCGGTGCGAGTGAATATATTAAGCCTGTTAAACAGACATACGGAACGTTTACAAGCCCTATTGAATCTTTTGAACTTGCTTTGTATCGGAGTAAGCTCACCTTTAGCCCTAATCCGATTACGCCGTACTGTTTTAGTAATGCGGTATTAGACGAAGATCGGAACATGAATAAGAAGCCAGTCAAAAAAACGCATAACGCGAAGATTGATTCGACTATAACAAACCTAATGACATTCTACTTATTTAATAACATGGAGCTATATGAAACTATCTTTTAATTTTGAATTGGGACGTTCAAAGACGCAAAAACGCGCCTTAAATGCAGAGACGAGCACAACGGATAAAGATGCGGCAATAAACTCCCGATTGCCATCATTGCCCGGTCAGCCAATAGATGTACATAACAGCAATCAAGCAATGAAACTTTCAGCCGCATATAGATGTACTTCTATTCTTTCGGGGACTATTGCGTCTTTACCGCTTATAATTAAACGGAAAAAAGATGGATATTTCTCACCAGACGAGGAAAACGATTTATATACAATATTAACCCGTATGCCTAACCGACGAATGAATAGTTTTGAAAAGGTTAGGAATATGGTTGTTCAAATCGTAAATCAAGGAAACGCCTACATCGTTATCCGTCGGAAGTTCGGTAGTGTCAGCGAGCTTGTATTATGCGCAAATAATACAGTAACCTATGACAAATTGAATGATGTTTATATTATTTCTGATCCATATAACCGGATATATGGGCGTTTTGAATCCTACGAAATAATCCATCTTAAAAATAATAGTTTGGACGGGGGATATACAGGAGTAAGTACAATAATGTACGCTAGTCGTATCTTTTCCATAGCTGCTAGTGCAGATAATCAGAATTTACGAACCTTTCAGAATGGAAGTAAAATAAAGGGGCTTGTTTCCGGTGCAAAAGAGATAAATAAAGGGTTGCCCGGTGCAGGTATGACGGATATTCAACTTTCTACGGTTGGGGATCGTATAGAGGAACAACTAAACACAGGAAGAGACATTATTTCAGTTCCCGGCGATGTTGGATTTCATCAACTTTCTATAAATCCGGTTGATGCGCAGTTATTGGAAACAAAGAAATTCAGTATTCTTGATATATGTAGATTTTACGGAGTTCACCCGGATAAAGTATTTGCCGGACAATCTACTAATTACAAAGCTTCTGAAATGAGCAATGTTTCTTTTTTAACTGATACACTGCAACCAATATTGAAACAAATCGAGGCTGAATTTAATTACAAGCTGATTCCTAATTCAGTCGCTCACTTATATAGTATTTCATTTGATTTGTCATGCTTATATCAAACCGATTTAACGACACAAGCAAGCTATTATAAAGCTTTGGAAGAAATGGGAGCTCATTCCCCGAATGATACTCGTAGGGCTTTAGGAAAACCGCCCGTTGAAGGAGGCGACAAAGTGTTTATCTCCTGCAACGTTCAACCAATCGAGGCGGCTAGTCAAAAAGTAGAGCTACCCAAAAACGAAGAAACAAACATATAGTAAAATGATATTTGCAAAATATGGAAATACGAAGTTATACAGAGCTAGGTGCTCCTAAAGTTGGAGATGGAAGAATAATCGAAGGTTATGCGGTTGTATTCGGACAAGAAAGCCGTGTATTGTACGACAGGGAAAAACAACGCGCTTTTGTTGAGGTGATCGAAAAGGGAGCTATAACGGAAGAGTTATTGAGTAGTTGTGATGTTAAAGCTCTGTTAGATCATAATAAACAGAGATTGTTAGCTCGTTCTAATCGTGGTGCGGGAACTTTGTCGCTTGAACTTGACGACTACGGACTAAAATACAGGTTTGAGGCTCCTAGTACTCCCGATGGAGATTTCGCCGTAGAAATGATTAAACGCGGTGATATTTTCGGTTCGTCTTTTGCGTATGCTTTAAATGAAAAGGATAAAACAAAAGTTTCCTATTCAATGAAAGACGGGTTGTTGCTTCGTACTGTACACATGATTGATCGGATTTCCGATATATCTCCCGTTGTTGATCCTGCTTTTTATGGTACAGACGTAACGGTACGGAGTATGGATGATACGATAGCGGAGTTGTCCGGCGAGAATAAAGACTATCTAAATGAAATTAATAATTTACGCAAATCAATTTAAAACATGAGAAAAGAATTTGAAACTATTGCTCAATACAAAGAGCAGATGCGCGCTATGTTGGATAAAGCAGAAGCGGAAAAAAGAGCACTCGACGCAAGCGAGAAAGAGCAGTTCGAGCAGTTAAAAACAAAGAAAGAACTTTTGGAAATGAAAGTCGAACGCCGTGCGCTTGAAGATATTAACGCGGGACTGGTATCAGACCGTCGCATGTTGTTTTCACAGGCTGTTTTTGACGTCGTTAATCATCGCTCTTTGGAAGAATACAACGGAGTAGTATCGGAAGGCGGTATTAAAGTTGTAGAACGTGCGGTGACTGTTACAGATACAACCGATGCGGCTAGCATGGTTCCTGTTACAATCGGTGAAATCATTGAACCGTTAGAAAAAGGCTTGATTATTGATAAACTGGGTATCAAGATGCAAAGCGGGCTTGTAGGTGACCTTGTTTTCCCAACATTGGCGGCTGTTGAAGCAACAATTCAGGGTGAAAACGTTGCGGTTACCGATACCGAATTGAATATCGACAAAATCAAGGCTTCACCCAAACGTGTATCTATTTCTATCCCGGTGTCTAAGCGTGCGATCAACCAAACGAACTACTCTTTGCAGGACGTTGTTTTGAAGCAAATTTCGCTTGGCGTCGCTCGCACTTTGAATAAATGGATGTTTTCGGGAACTGCATTGTCTGGCGCAAGCAACGGGGTGTTTGTAAAGACAAAACCAGATGTTGAATATACAAACGCGTTGACATTTGCGGATATTGTTTCGCTTGAATCTACCGTAATGGATGCGGGCGTAGATGTAACCGACGGTACAGCTGCCTATGTTTGCACTCCAAAGGTGTATGGTGCTTTGAAATCCACTCCCAAAGCGGCGGGAACTGCTGAAATGATCTGCCAAAATGGTATGGTGAACGGTTATCCGGTTCTTGTTACTAACTACATGGACGCCGATTCTATCGGATTCGGTGTATTCTCCAACGCTGCTATCGGTCAGTTCGGCGATATGGATTTAGTTATAGACCCGTACACCGGAGCGAAAAGTAATGTCGTAAACTTTGTATTGAATACTGATTATGATATTGTTGTAGCTCGCCCGGAAGCCTTTGCCATCGCAAAGAAGAAGGCTTCTGCTTAATCCTATAACCTATCATTCACTAAAGGGCTGGGGCTTCGGCTCTAGCCCTTTCTAATTTATACAATATGGCACAATACGTAACACTCGAAGAACTCAAACAGCATTTAAACATTGACTTCGACACGGACGACGCGTATATAACTGGGCTTATCGAACCCGTTCAACTTCTTATCGAATCGTATCTAAATAATCCGCTAGATACCTACGTTAAGGACGCAAAAATAGATCGGCGTATCTGGCACGCGATCCGCATCCTTATAGCGAATTACTACGCAAACCGTGAATCGGTAACATTTGCCACTCCGCAAGTTATTCCGGGGCACATAGAACTATTACTGCAACCTTTAAAACGATATACGTAATGCAAGCAGGATTATTAAACGAAATGATCGCTTTTTACCGTAGCGAGTCAAAGCGCGATAGTCTGGGCGGCACGTCTGAAAGTTGGGTGAAAGTATTCGATAAACGCGCATACATTCGCTTTAAGTCTGGCGCACGCAAAGAAGCGAACGGCGAGATATACAATACGACCGTTAATACAATAATGATTCACATCTGCAAAGAGATTAACGCTAAAATGCGAATCGAGTACGACGGGCAGAAATACAAGATTCTATCTATTAACCACGACCGGAAGCAACAAGCAACGGTTATAGAAGCGGAGGTAATCAATGAGTAACGACAATTACACCGGGCGCAACTTGTATCGCGTCGAAGTGGATGCAACGCGAGTAAACGAACTACTTAAACGGTTGAACGATAAAGAAGCAAAGAAGGCAATTTCCTCCGCTCTTAGAAAGTCGATTCTTATCATTCGTAAACAGGCGCAGGAAAATTTAGTCTATGCTGTTAATGGCGCTGAATTTGGGAGTACTAAGAATGGCGTGTCTTTCAAACCGCTAAAGAATGAAATAAAAATAGCGGTCTATCGTAATGCTTCCGGTGCACGGGTTAGCCTGATTGATAAACGCAAAAAGGGATCACGCGCTTTTATGCTTCCTTTTTTTGAATCTGGAACAATAGAACGAACAGCATACGAAAAAAGCGCTACCCATAAACCCGCAAACAGAGGTAGTATAAAGGCTTCTCGCTTCTTTTCTAATGCGGTCAAATCGAAGCAGAAAGAAGCGGAGAACTCACTAGAGAAAAATATTATTGATTCAATAACGAAAATAGCGAATAAAAAGAAATGAGTTTATCAATAGGCGCACACGTATATAAGAAGTTAAGCGACTCTACGGAGTTGGCGAAGTTGATTTCTGATAAGATATATGCTATCTCAACCAAAACGGAAATATCTTTTCCGTTCGTAATTTACAGGCGTAATTCTTTGGTTCCTGAATATACAAAAGATAGATACGGTACGGGCGATACCGTTTCGGTTGAGGTTGCCGTAGCTAGTGATAACTACTTGAATTCTGTCACTATCGCCGAAGAAGTGCGTAAGGCGCTCGAAAACAAGCGCGGGCAATATGACAACTTCAATGTAATAGACGCTAAACTAATTAGTGCGAATGAGGATTTTATAGAAGATACTTTTATTCAAAGCCTCGTATTCTCATTTAAAACAGAATAATAACTAAAACACGATAAAATTATGAGTAAAGCAAAATCAGTGTTAGGAAAAGACCTAATGTTATTCATCGATGGTAAAGCCATCGCACTTGCCACATCTTGCAAATTGGGGCTTTCGGCTGAAACAATCGACACACAAAGTAAAGATTCGGGTATCTGGACGGAAAAGGACATTAAAAAACTTTCTTGGAACGCTTCCAGTGAAAACGTATTTAGCGCGGATGCAGATGCGAATAGCTACGATAAACTATTCGCTTTGTTCTTGGCGCATAAACCTGTTGTTCTGAAATTTGGCGTTGTTGGCAATCCTGGCGTAAACGAAATGCCCACCGCCGGATGGACACTAGCGGAAGGTGCATATACAGGTAGTGCGGTTATCACTTCGCTAGAAGCAAATGCGCCGGATGGAGACAAAGCAACACTATCAATCAGTTTCGAAGGAACCGGATCGCTTGCAAAGGAAGCAGCTAGTAAATAACTTACGGGCGGTGTTTTGCCACCCTCTAAACGACTTATTCAATGAAAACAATATCACTTAATGGAAAAGATTTTTCTTTGAAATATACGCTCCGTGCGTTCTTTGTATTCGAAACTATATCCGGCTATCCGTTCCAGTTTGGAAAGATGTTAGACGAGTTTCTTTTGTTTTATTCGTTTCTGCTTGCCTCTAATCAGGAATTGTTCAAAATGGAATTTGAGGAATTTATCGAATTATGCGAAAATGACTTGACGCTATTCGAACAATTCAAAGAGTTTATTTTGGATGAAATCAAACTACGTTCGCAATCGGCAGGAAATGACGTAAAAAAAAAGAAGGTGACGACGTGGAAACGAAAGCCGTAAGTATACGCGAACTTTATTCGCGCGTTGTCGGTGAGGGCGGGATCGCTCCCGATTACTTCCTCGATAAAATGGACTTTATCGAGGTTGAATCGTTTATAGACGGATTGAATCGACGCAATCGGGAAGCGTGGGAACAAACTAGATTGTTAGGTTTCATTATAGCGCAATCTAATAGCACAAAGACGCTAAAGCAAACCGATATACTTCGGTTCCCGTGGGATGAAGAAGAAAAGAAAGATACGAGCGTAACGGACGAAGAGATGCAACGATTACGAGCTAAAGCAAAAGAAGTAGAATCACAATTAAACACGCATAAAGATGTCTGATATAGTAACAAGATTATTGCTTAAAACGAATGACTTTGACGCAAATCTAAATAAGTCGAAGAAGAATGTAAACGGGTTTCAAAGCGACATTTCTAAAATGTCCGGCGTTGCAGTATCGGGAGTTATGAAGTTCGCCGGGGTTCTTGGTATTGCTGTAACTGCCTCGGAAGGTTTCAATAAAGTAATGAATAGCAGTCAGACGCTAGGAGATGAATATGCCCGTACTATGGACGGCTTAAAAGGTGGCGTAGAGCAATTTTTCTACTCTATCGGTAGTGGAGACTGGACGCCGTTCATGAACGGGTTAACCGAAACGATACGTCTAGCACGCGAAGCATACAACGCGATGGATCAATTAGGAAATACAAAAATGTCATTCTCTTATTTTGATGCAAAGAATCAAGCAACCATACAAGAACAAATAACTATTTTAAAAGATAAGGATTCAACGGAAGAGCA